CTTAAAATTTCAAAAAATTAAGTCTTAAACTAATTCAAAATATTCATCTATACTTTTCACTATCGCTTGTATATATTCATTTTTTCTTTCAAATGCTTTTTTCAAATCCTCGTTATTGTCAATAAAAAATGGCTCAGAAATAACACAAGGTGCTTTTGTCCTGCTTAACAGTCCACTTCCTCTCCCGTGCCAAGGCTCTTTTGCACCTCTATTTTTTAATCCTAATGCCTCAGATACATTTTTAGATAATAATTCAGCAAACTTTTTACCTTTCGCACTCCCCGGATAATATATTGCTTCTGTTCCTGTTGCAACTGTATTAGCACTGTTACAGTGTAATGATATAGCTAAATCTGGATTTAAACTATTAATCAAAGTAGTATTTTCCATTTTAGAATATCCCCTGTTGTGAGTGAAAGCTTCATATCCGTTATTTACAAGCAATTCCACTAACTCATCAGCCAATTTTGTATTATATCCAAGCTCAGTCACTTTTTTATCCTGTGATATCGCTCCACAGTCATTCCCACCATGCCCTATTATTACGCATATCTTTTTTCTGCTTAAGGTGGGTTTCACATCCTGCTGATATTCTTTTATCCATAAAAGCGAATAGTCCTTGTCCTCTCCGACTTCTTTTATTTCATATATTTTATGACCTATTTCAACAGTATTCCCTATTTCCTTTCTTAACTCTTCAGTATTCATTCACATCACCTTTTCAATATATTCTTCTTTTATTTCAATTCTGTTAAGCCAACCCTTTAAAAAACCTTCCTGCGAGCTATCCCTTGCAGCAAGATTTTTGTAAAAAGTTCTTTGCAACTCATGATATTCCTTTAAAAATGCTTCAGGATTTATACTGTTTATTGCCTCTAGTGTTTTGTTTCCAATTATTCCATCTACAATTAGACTGGCACCAAACTTATTAGCAACTATCTGTGCTCTTTTTATTCCTTTTCCTCCACTGTTTACAGCCCAGTCAAATATTGATAAAGCTACTCTGTCATCCGTTATTTTATCCAGTTTGTTCCCTAGATAGTATTTTTTAAGATAAATATTTTTTGCAAAATCTTTCGTTAAATTCCTCATATCTCCAGCATATCCAAATTCTCTTGCTTCTTCTTCAGTTATTCCAAAGTTTGTAGCTCCACCTCTGTCATTTTCATCATCTGTAAATCCACCTTCAACTTCAAAAATATAATCTAAAAATTTTTCAAATCTATCCATTATTTACACCACTTCCTTTCCTAATAACTCCATAAATTTTAAATACTTAAACAGCTTTACTGGACTAAATGCACTTTCTTTTAATGCCATTAAATTGTATGTAAGACTATCGTCCAGTCCTTTGTTAATTAGATGTAAGCATAATTCCGAACAAAAGTATTTATCCTTATGTTCTATTCCTAATTCTAGTAACTGACTAAACAGTATTGCTCCATAGTCGTAGCCTTTACCTTTCAGTTTCATAAACTCTTTCAACACAATTGGCACTTCAATATGATTATTTAATTCAAAAATATCCATATTATCTTTATAAATAAAAGGCTTGATACGGACACCACCAGGATTGCTTAGATAAACATAATCATTGTATATTAGTTCACAATGACTGTATTTTCCTAATGTCCGTAATGTTATTAAAAATCCTATTAGACTTTTTGGCCTGTGAAAGCTTATATATAATTTATCTTTTTCGAGTTGCATACTACCTCCTTTATTCGTGAGATTAATCGTGATAAAATCTCATGATTAATTCCATAACTTTTCAAATTCTTCTCTTGCATTAAATTTTTTAAGCTCTTCATCTGTCAGAGTTTTAAGTTTAGATATAATTTCACTTTCTGTTTTTATTGCTTTAGATAACTGTGACTGCATATGAAATGCCATTAATTTGAAATCATCAAGTGTCAAAGTCGGATAAACATGTTCTCTTGTATCCTTATCTATCAATTTCCACTCATTCGTTTCTTTTCTCCCAGTTATCGTCAGCAGTAAAATTAAACTCGTTAAACTATCCCTGTCGCCTTTCTCCCTGTTTTTTTGTAAATATTTACCTTTAAAAATAAATTCCTTTTCAGAATATTCAACCTTTAATTCAGATAATTCCTTTTTTATCTGCTCTGTTTTTAAATTTCTATCAAAGATTTCCTGCTGAATTTTAATTTTTCCTGCTTTATAGACTAATATATGCCCTTCAGCTTTCATTTTCTCATATTTGTTAAAAGCTTCCTCATTTACTTCGATACAATCAAAATTTTCAACATCCTCTTTTAAAGAGGGTTTTCCATCCATTTTGAAAAATTGTCCCGTTATTTTATCAACCCACAATATTACAATTTCCATACTACCTCCTATACTCTGACCCATACTTGCATTACTGTTCCTGTATTTGCACCGACAGAATGGATAACTGTCCCACGCAGTTCGATATGTAGCCCGCCATTGTTATGAACAAAAGCATGTCCACCCTTTACAAAAGTAACAGTTCCTCTCATGGCGTCACTCCCAACTTTGTAGTAGATGACTATTTCATTCCAGTTCGCGGGAACAGCCGCAATACTTCCACCAGGAGCTATATAATTGTTGCTGTTGTAAGTATTCGCCCAGTTAAATCTCCCATTTATGTTATTTGCATGATTCCATAAATTAGTACGGTCTGTATCCATATTATTCATCCTCTGGTCTCTGGCAGCCATGTCGAAGTTATCCATGATTTGACACCAGTTTCCGTTATTACGACCTGGCGTTTTATAATAAGCTCCAACCCCGTTTATATGGAAAGCTCCTGTATAAGCTCCATTTTCGTTAAACATAAGTGCCTGATGTGGCATCCATGTCTCACTTTTATTTGCCCTTATCACCCAATCAGCATTATTATCGACCCTATACCCTTTGCTAAACGGAATATATGGCGACAAATCAGGTTTTGGACTTACCTGCTTTATTGTTTTGTAGTTGATAAGACCATAATCATCTTCTCCAGCCGGTTTTAACAGTTTGCTTAAAAATTTAACAAGTCCTCTCGCTGTTAAAATTTTTGTGTGGTCTAATGTTTCAAACAACTTAGCCCATTTTGTTTTTCCACTTTCTTCATTGTTGCCTGTATTTTTTTCAATTATTTCTTTCACTCTATCAGAATCACTCTCAGCTTCTGTGCCAGAATAGAGCTTTGCTATTCCAAGAGTATTTTCAGATGCCTGTGTTATCAGCTCAATTAAAAAATAATTCCTAGTATAAATTAAATTTACTATATTGTCTTTTATAAGACTTTTAGATTTAAGATTTTCATTATCATTAAATTTAAGTGAGTAATTATTATTTTTAAAAACAACAACTGGATTATCAAAGTTATTTGTTTTTGGAATTACAAATTTCAATTTAAGTCCTTCGAATAATTCTTGTTCACTTTCTAAATTTTTAATTACATAAGCATCTACTCCTGAACCATAATTTTCTGAATATTCTGTTTCAACAAAATACACTCCGTTTTTTTGCATTTCATTAAAATCATCAGAGCTTATTACACTACCTCTTGTCTGTATAACACCCCTAAAAGGGGTAATTTCTTTCACTTCGTTGTCTCCAACAGTTACAGAAGGATTTCTTATTTTAAATAGATTCGAATGTTCATACACTCCTCGCAAAAATTTTTTAATGATAGGCATTCTCTTTTTCCCTCCTTTTAATCATTAAGTTCCAACATTTCATCAAGATTATATTCATGTCTGTCATATTCATATCTAACATCACTTTTAACAATATATTTCTGTTTTTCTCCTTTACAGTTTATTAAAAATTCTCCATCCAACATTTCCCAACAATCTATAATTATTCCTGCTGCTTTTATTGATTTTAAAAAAAATATAATTTCTCGAATATTTACTTTTTTCAAAATCCTTAATTTAATGTGACGTACTTTAATATTTTTGTCAGAATTATAATCAAAAATCTGTATTCTATGTTTTTCAATATTAAAAAAAATGGATATAGCATTAACAATAAAATTAAAATCAACTCTTCCTAATCTTAATAAAAATGATAATTTTAAAAATTTTCTGTACTCTTCATCTGTTCTTCCACTTCTGTAAATTTTGAATTGTGAGCCAAACAAATCAAGTTCTTTTTCGAGTAATTTATCAATGACATCAGAAAACAATACTTTTTCAAAATGTTTATCATACAATTCAAATCCTTTAGAAATTATATTGAAAATTTTTATGTTATTCTGACCTTTTCTGTCAACTATATTCCCGCATAGTTTTAAAAAATCATTTGCTTCCATTATAATTCCACCTCAATATTATTAATGCTCAAAAAACTATACTCATCATGCTGTATAGTTAAATCTGTTTTTGACCAGTTTCCATTTATTTTCTTTATTTCTACATCTGCTTCTAACTGATCAGCTATTTTATAAACTGCAGCTTGAATTTTTTCATAATTAACATATTGACCTAGTCTAAATTTATCTGATTCTTTAATTATATTTCCTACAATTTCTTCTTTTGTTGTTTTTTTATAATCTGAAATATTTTTTATATTTCTGACCCTTACTGCATATTCAACTTTAGTTGCTTTTTTAAATTTAATTATCCGTTCTTGATTTGAATCAGTTATTACTCTCATTTCTACATCACCATCTGTCACAATACCTGGAGAAATAGTATTTAGAACTGTATACGCTACTTCTTCATCAATAAGACCTTTTATTATAATTCTTACATATCCAGGTTCTAATTTTAAAATTTCATTTCTCTCTTCTGTAGAATTTTCAAGAACATCGCAATCCTCAACTTGAGATAATTTAAGTAAATTTGATTTTATTCCATTTATATCAGCTCCACCTTTTGATAATGATAAATTTAAAATTCTTTCTCTTAGTTCTTCATCACTTTCTAAAAATGTTCCACCACTTATTATTTCTGAATTATATACTCTGTTTACATTTTCATCTCCAGTTGCTTTTTCAGTAATTTCATTTTCAGAAGCATTGTATTCTTCTCCAAAATCTAATGCTTTTATTTGTACAACCGCTTTCCCAACGTTGTTTATTAATACATTTGATACTGTCTGATATAATAATCCTTTTTTAGATCTTACTTGAAATCCTTTTGTAACTATATGACCTGGTACTCCTTCTATGTTTAAGTTTCCATAAGCATATTTTCCTTTTATTCTTTCTATCCCAAAGTTACTTCCAAATGCTGATAAAATTGCACCATTTTTATTGTGTAACCACATTTGAGAATAAAGCAACTGTAACTGTTTACTCTGATTTTCAAGCATATATATAAATACTTCCAAAAATTGTCCAAGCGATGTTTCAGGATTTATTTCAAAATCATCTCCAAACTGTATTTTTCCTTCCTGTTCCATTGCTTTTTTTATGTCTAAAAATAAAGGGAAAACAATTCCGTTGTTTTCTATTTTAAAATCAGCCATTTATTTCCCTCCTATCTATTTCAATCTTTGTTTCTTCGCCAAAATAATCAAATTTTATTTTAAAAAAACCTTCCCTGTTTTCTGATTTTGACTTTTCAATAATTATGCTGCTTAAATCTACTCCTTTATAAGAAGAAATTTTTTCATACATATATGTAATCATCAAATCTTCTCGTTCCTGTGACTTTAACTGACCTATATAATCGAGCCAAGGTATTCCTATTTCAGTTCTTAAATCATAAGTCCCTTTTATATGCTTTATAAGTTCAACTATATCCTGTTTTGCTTTTTCTTTTTCATTTAGCACTATAAGATTATTATCTTTAAAATGTAAATCTCCATTTTTCATTTCAAAAGCTATCATTTCTCACCTCTATGGATGTATATAATCTACTCCACCTTTTTTTATTCCACTTTCAGTATCTATTTCAGAAACTTTCAGTTTACCTTTTATAGTAACATCGCCTGTTATCTTCAAATTTCCCGTTATTATCGTATTTCCAGTTATTTCTATACTATTTCCTAAAATAATATTTGTTCCGTTTTTTTTATTATTGATAACTATTTTATCGTTGTTTTTTTGCTCTCCGGAAATAATGTCCAAAGGTATAGCCCTTTCGACAACCGCAAATCCCATTTCTGTCCTTCCAAAACTCTGTTGCTCTGAAATTTCATTAGATTGAAAAGCCTCAACATATGGTCTTTCAAATATATTTATAAAAACCTTGTCATCATTAGAATAAGGAACATATACTTCGAAACTGTCACTGCTAAAAACTGGTAATAAAGGAACATCTGTTAAATCTTCAGGAGTTGTCTGTATAACATCATCTTTCAAACTTCTTATTGCCTTCTGCAAAAATTTTACACTTGCTTTTCTTTTTTCATTATCAACATCATAAATTTTACCTATCCATGTTGTATGTATATCATTGATTCCATCTTGAATAAGCATTTTATTATGTTTTTCAAGTTCGCTGAATGCCATTATTTCTTCTCCTTTTTAGATTTTTCTTGTTGTTTTTCTTCCTTTTCTTCAGATTTTTTTAGTTTTTCTTCAGATTTCTTTTTAATTTCTTCCAGTTCCTTTAACATATTCTGTCCAAATATATCCATATCGAGTATTTTCAATTCTGTTGTAAATTCTCCATCTTCTCCATCACAATTATGTGTTATTTTATCTATTACATAATCTTTTTCAAGTCCTTCTATAAACAATTGTGTATTTATTTTAAAATTTCTAAAACCTAATTTAACACTGTATCCATCATCATCCACAGTCAGATTCAATAAATCCATTTGTGTTAATTCTGTTTTTTCTTTTATAAAAGAGTGTTTTGGCAAAAAATAAAGAAGTCCATTTTCTATATAGAATATGCTCATTGTGTCTTTTGCAATATCTTCAAATATTTTTTGTAAACTGGTATTTGATTTTGAAAAATTCGATTGATAAGGCAAATCTTTAAATAGTTCTATTTTACCTATTCCAAGTTTAATTTCATCTTTACTTCCAAATTTATCAATCAAATCTTTTATTATGAAACTTGGTTTATTCCCTTTTGGATAACTTATATTAAGAGTCTGCATCACAAATATATCTTTTTCCTGAAAGCACACTAAACTATATTTTATATCCAATTCAGAAAATTCATTTTTTACTGTTGCAAGTTGACCTGAAAAAATCAAATCTTTTATTTTAATTTCTTTTTTCTCCCTATATCCTGCATAGAGTTCTATTCGTGGTTTTGCTTTCAAAAATTCATATTCTAAACTGAGTTGTCCTTTTTCTCTTGCTTTGATGTTATATAAATTCAATTCCAGAACATTAGATTGACTTGTTCTGTCTACTTCAAGTCTAAAATCCATGTTGAAGTTGTCATTATCGTATATAAGGACATTGTCAGCTAACATTAATCTTATTTCTATATATCTAAATTTATCTTTCATTCTTTTTACCTCTTGAATAGTAAAAAAGTGAAGTTTTTTAAAGTTTTAATATTAAAATCACTTTTTAATCCTTCTTTGTTTTTAGGCACTATCAATAAAATAAGATCATCATAATCATTAGTTATCTGTTTTGG